GTCCTCGAGCCCACGGGCTATCTGACGACTGGTCGCATCCGCTACAACACGTTGGAGCCCAAGCTCTACAAGTTCGTCTCCGTCAAGACCCCGACCAGCTATGCCGGGGCCCTGACCATCTCGGTCATCGATCCCGGAGGGGCGACGACCAGCATCATCAGCCTGTCCGAGGGCTCCGCCATCCCGGCGGAGAACGTATCCCTGGCAGCGCCCAGCAGGGCCGTGGAGTGGATCCAGCTCCGCTTCGACTTCACCCGGTCCACGGTGAGCACCGCCACCGGGATGGTGATGAACGGCTGGCAGCTGAAGGCCATGCCGGGGAGTGTCCGCCAGCGGATCTTCGAGGTCCCCCTGCTCTGCTTCGACAGGGAGAAGGACAAGAACGGCCAGTGGAACGGCTCCGAGGGCAGGACCCTCGCCCGCATCGAGGCCTTCGAGCAGATCGCCCAGCGGGGCGATGGCGTGGCCTTCCAGGACCTGAACCTGGATCTGTCGTACACGGTCATCATCGATGACTTCAAGTTCGAGCAGAAGGCCAGCCCCGGCCCGAACGGCGAGGGCTACGGCGGATACCTGTACCTCCAGCTCCGGACCATCGCGGACGTGATCTCAGGATGAGCGACAGCAACGATGTGGATCTGCCAGTGCGGGAAATGGCACGCGAGGTGGCACCCGAAGTGCCGCAAGTGCGGAGCACCGCACCCTGGCTAGAGCGGGACATCATCTCGCCTGTCTCGCAGGGCGAGCACGAGGCTGTGAGGCGTGCTCAGCGCGCCCTGAAGCTAGTCCCCAGCGGGGACATGGACGAGGCCACCAGGGCCTCTCTGCGAGGCGTACAGAGCCTCTTCAGACTCCCGGTCACAGGCATCCTGGACCGGGCCACCGCCGGGGCGCTGGACCGCCTCGCACGGACCTACCCGGAGGAATCATGAAGACCTATCAGGACCTGCTCACCCGGGCCGGCTGGACCCTTGCCCAGTCGGGCCTGGCAATCCTCGCCACCTCGCTGGCGGACGTGCCCGCATGGTGGGCGCTGCCCGTGGCAACGGCCCTGTCGGCCGTCAAGACCTGGGTGGTGAACCACAACAAGGCCACCCCCGGTGGCGCGCTGTGACCACGTCGATACCCGTAGGGTCCGTGGTCATCACCACGGCGCAGATGTACCAGGAGCAGCAGGCCACGACCCTGGCCGTGACCAGCCTCGGGGTGAAGCTGGATGCCCTGTCCACTGCCCTCGTGGCCGAGAGCGTCAAGGGGACGTCCGATCACGGCGACCATGAGAGCCGCATCCGGGCCCTGGAGCGGGCCCGCTGGCCCCTGGCCTCCCTGACGGTGCTCATCGCCCTGGGGGCGCTGGCTGTCGCCCTCGTACAGATGGCCGGAGGCCACTAGGCCCGGAACGCAGGAAAGGCCCCCAGCCCGAAGGCTGGGGGCTTCTGTCTGTCATCCGCAGAGGCGGCACGCAAACCCCGAAGGGGGCGTTCCGTGGCACACCCCGCAGTCAGTCGGCGGCCTGAGCAGTGCCGCCGGGGCTACGCCAAGGACCCTGGCGAGCAACGTCAAATCATCGACATCCACCCGTCGCTCTCCGCGCTCGATGCGCCGGAGACCCAGGACCGGAATCGGCCAGTTGTAACCATCCAGCTGCCTCGATACCTCGGCATAGGTGAGCCTGCGCTCCTCGCGCAGGCGCCGGATGTTCCAGCGCACGATGGCGCCGGTAGTGTCCATGCCTCTCCTTGTCGTCCGCAGATGCAGGGGTAGTACCGCTGGCACCGGGGGCAGACGGTCATGTCAGCCACCGGGGACCTCCTGATCGATCAGATCTACGATCCGCCCGACGATCCGCGCTTTCTGCCCTGTGAGATCCAGCTCGTCCATGCGGAGTCGCTGCAACTCCGCCAGCTCATGGGCGACGGCGGCCCGGTACTCCTTCACCTTCGCCAAGATCTCGGCCTCACCGGCCGTGGCGTACAGGTCATTGAGGTCTGAGATCCAGTCGGCGAACTCGACGTCCTTGCTCATCCCGACTCCCTGCGGTTGTACTCGAACAGGGCCAGGAGCACGTCCCAGCGTGCGTCGTCAGGGCTCCAGCCCTCGCTGATGACCCGCAGGGCCTCCCGGTACTCGGGAGGCTTGCGCTCCAGGGCTTGCAGCTGCTCCAGCGTGGGCTGCCAGTCGCCCACCAGTCTGCGCCATGCGTTGATGGCCGCCATGTTGCGGTCAGCCCTGGGGGTGTTCCTCCTCAGCTTCATCCCGCCTCCCCAGGGGCGTCCTCCAGGTCGTCCGCAGAGAGCATTTCCCATCCGTTCTGGACCTGCTCAGGGCCGAGCTGGGGCGGCTCTGCCGCTACGGGGCGGCCGAGGGCCTTCTGGACAGACTGCATTACCCCGTCTGGGCCGAAGGCCGAGGCGAGATTGCCGGCGCCCTCAACGAGGGCAATGACCCGCTTGAGCTTGGCCACGATGACGGCCTCGTCATCCTCGGGGAGGATCTTGATGGACGAGGACACGACTCCGTCGTCGTACTCGAAGACCAGGGGCGTCTTGCCCGGCTTGACTGTCAGTGCCATACGACATCCTCATTCATTGTCTTCGTCCTCCAGGCTCTGGAGGGCAATGCTGTAACCGCCCCAGTTGTCCACGCCGAAGGCCTCCAAGGCGGTCAGCTTCCTGGAGTCGGCCTCCAGCGAGGGGTCCGTCTCTGTGAGGGAGATCAGCTTCATCTCACAGCCCTGGAGGTCGTCCCGGTCGTCAAGGCCCCCGACGACCCAGCCTGTCAGGTACTCCTCCGCCTGGTCGGCAGGGATGTAGTCGCCCTCAAAGGTGACGACCAGGGTCATGACGAGCGTCTTGCGGGTCTTAGGCATCGATCTCGTTCTCCAGGCTCTCGTAGGTCTCGGCGAAGATCTCGTCCCTGACCGGGTAGAACTCACCCTTGACGCCCTTGATGATCCAGTCGCCAGCCCTGGCTCGAAGGGGACCTTCGAGGGTAGCCACGACCAGTTCGCCGCTCCGGAACTCGGCGTCACCACCGACGAACCTCTCGATCTCCTCGAAGTTGCCCGTGAACTGCACGGCCTCGATCACGACGGGCTTCTTGCGGAAGCGGGGCATCAGCTCTCCTCCATGTTCATCGGGGTCACTCGCACGATAGCCAGGACCGGCTTCTTCGGGTGCAGGACCATGAGGGCCCCGTCCTCTGCCACGACAGTGGCGTCCCCGGACACGGCGACCTCGTACTGGGCTCCGCCCTCAACGGCGTACGCCACGGCGTACGGAGGACGGCGGGGAGGCGGGGCGGGCTTGCGCTCGCACGGCACATGGCCGCACGTGCAGTTGGAGCAGTGCTCGCAGAAGGGCTGTTCCCGATAGTTCCGGTACACGACATCGGCGGAGCCGCAGGAGCAGCAGCGCGGTGCGTCCGGCTCTTCCAGGCCCTTGCAGTCCTCCAGGGCATGCGGGCCCTGGCAGTGCGTGCAGACGGGCACGGCGGGCTCCTCGTCGCAGGAGCACGGCCTGTCCTGCCGACAGATATCGCACCAGTCGGGCACCGCCTCGGGGCACGTGCAGGACATGGGCAGTCCTGCATCGCAGGATCCGCACAGCTCCCGGGGCTTCTCGGGCTCGTAGCCGTCGCATCCGCACTTCGCGCCGTCGGCAGTCCAGCCCACGCAGTGGCCACCCTCCGGGTGGGCGCCCTGGGCGTGCTCGCAGGTGACGCACGCAGGTGCGTCCGGATCTGCCCCGGGCACGAAGCTCGCCCGGATGAACTCGTGGAAGCTGTGCTTCAGGCAGCCGGTCGGCTTGCCCATGTGCGCCCCCGGGGCGCAGCCGCAGTAGCACTTCTCGGGCTCTGCCCTGCGGGCCTTGCTGGCCCCGCAGTAGCAGGTGGCGTATTCGATACGCATGAGCCTGTCAGGCTTCCACTCGCCCCACTCGTGCTCGTGGGGGCCCGTCCGAAGGGCCTTGCAGTCGCATCCGTGGCAGGTGTCTCCGGCGAGACCGTGCGAGTCGTGGTCGTTGGCGACATGCCCGCAGTGGCACATCGGCCCCTCATCCTTGGACCCCTCCGCCCCTCCACGGGGGAGGGTGTCCTTGAGCTTGCCGCAGTGGCAGCACCTCTCGGCGTGCTCGAAGCAGTGGCTGGCTTCGACGCACTCATCCGGCGATGAGCTTGTGGAGCCCTTCGGCTCCGTCTCTACGGTAGACATCGTTGCAATCAAGACCCTTCGGCATGCGCACGGGCCTCGCCCGTACGTCGTTGATCAGCTTTTTGTTCAGGCCCTTGCCCGCGTCATCGGGGTCGCCGAAGACGAACACGGCACTGAAGTCATCGAGACAGCGGGAGAAGTGCTTGCCCCAGTTACTGGCCCCGGGCACGCCTACGGCCGGGAGGCCGCACATGCTGAGCGTGATCGTGTCCAGCTCGCCTTCGGCGACGCAGATGAAGTCGCTGGGCTTGCGCAGGTCCAGGACATTGAAGAGGTTGCTGTCAGCACCCTCGGATGAGAGGTACTTCGGGCACCCCTCGTCCTTGCAGCTGTGCTGCTTCAGGCACCTGAACCGCAGGTTCACCGGCCCTGCCGGGGTGTTGTACGGGATAGCCAGCCGGCCGCGGTATCCCTCATGTCCGACCAGGGGCGTCCTGACGACGCCCAGGCGGAACGTAGACGCGACCTCGGGGCCGAAGCCCCGGCTCATCAGATAGGCCTGGGCGGCGGTATCGCCCGCCAGATCCCGCTGGTACTGCGACACCGCTTGCTCTAGCAAGAGCCGTTGCTCTGTGCTCGGCGGCCTCACGATCACATCCCTCCATGGCGCGGATGAGGTCGATCGCCGTACCTCGTGCCTGACATGCGTGACAGAAGAAGACGCCCTTCTCGATGTTCACTCGCATCGAGGGGCGCCTGTCTCCGTGGACTGGGCAGCAGAGGTCCTGCTCGCCCCAGCGGGAGCCCTTGAGCTCCACGCCGTAATGCTCCATGACGGCCGTCAATAGCCCAGGCACCGCAGGCAGCCGACGGCGAGAGCCAGATCCATACGCATCCACTCGGAAGCCTCCTCGGGGAGGTCGATCAGATTGCGCACCGCCTCGGGGGGCAGGTACGCATCCCACCGTGCGGCCGTCTTGTACGGGCGCTTGACCACTAGCATGCAGGCGCTAGCGCTGGCGTTCGCCATCTCGGTCAGCGTCTCGCGCTGCCAGGGTCCGATCAGCTGCGTCTTCGCAGCCTTGATCTCGATGCAGACGCCGGGGATCCCGGCCACGTCGCCCTTGTCCTTGTTGCCCGAGAGGGCCCGCCGCTCGGCGGCAGGCCACCAGTTCTGGAGGTAGCGGACCACGGCGGTCTCCGCCGATGTCCCGAGGGCCTTTGACTTGCTCATTCCGTCTTACCCACGAACCGGGCGTAAACGCGGTGCTCTCCGTCCACGGTCCGGCTGACGGCCTCGAAGGCCCCTGCCGGGGCGTAGGCGGTCAGCTTGGCGTTCCGGACAGCGTCCGCCTGGTTGGCGGCTGACTGCACGGTGGACAGCGTCTGGCAGCGGGCCCACTCCATGGGCTTCCTCTTGAGCTGCGCGGCTATGGACTCGTGCGTGCCCTTGGGGCTCCACTCCCGGCCCCCGCCCCGGGAGGGCGGGTCTTCGAACCGGATCTTGATGTCAGCCATTCCATTTCCATTTCCGTACGGGTATGCCCGCCTTCTCGGCGAGGGTGATAGCGCGCTGGGTATCCATGTCGTCACGCGTGGGGTAGGCCAGGACCTGATCGGCCCCGGCCTCGAACATGTGGACATCCCTGACGCCCCTGGCGCGGGCCTCGAACTTCTCGAAGTCCGCCGGCCAGGCGTCCTCTGCGCAGCCGAGCGTCTGCCCCGTGACCTGGAACCAGTGGCGGGCGTGTGCGTCCGCTCCGGTGGCGCTGGCGCCATGAACCAGGGTGAAGGGCCCGTGATCCCTGTAGAGCAGCGTCAGGGCGTCGTAGACGGCACTGGGGTCCGGCCATGAAGGGCTGCCTGTGATGAGGACCCTCATGGCGTCCTCCGGAACGCGTTCGGCCTCGGTACCCCGAGGAGCTGATAGCCCACGGCAGCCGTGGCCTGCTGTTCATGGCCGCATCTGCGGCACATGCGCCAGACCCGGTCCCTGATGATCTGGTAGCCCCCGTTCCAGGGGTCCTCGAAGACCTCGAAGGCCCACCGCGAGTAGCGGTGGCGGAGCCGGCACTTCACTCCCACACCCCCACGTCCTTGAACTTGCCGTCGGCGTCGAAGCAGAAGTCCACGACAAAGCCGGGGGAGCCCATCACGCCGCCCTCGCCCGCCTCCAGGCGGACGGTCTGCTCGTCCTGGTCGGCGATGAAGCCGATGATCCCGAAGTCCTTGAGCAGCGCCAGCAGGCGCTCTTTGTCGGTCACGTCGCCCCCTTCGGGCACCTGCACGGCCAGTTCTGGCACTCCGGGCAGACCGTGGGCACGCCGCTCACGTCGTCCCCTCCGCGATGCGGAGCAGGCTCGCATAGTCGTCCGCCCTCTTCTGGAGGGCCTTGACCTGCTTGCCCGTGCTCAGGGCACGGGGCCCGGTGGCCTGCATGCTGCGCCACTCCGTGCGCAGCCTCTCGGCCCGGTGGGCCAGGGTGGCCTGCTGCAAGCGCAGCTCAGCCAGCGTCAGGAGTTCCATCCGTCCTCTCCGTTCCCGCCCCAGCTGCCTCCGTATTGGAGGCTCCGGGGGATGTTGACGTGATCCCCGACAAAGGCACGCTCCGCGTGCAGCTCCATCTGAAAATGATTTGAGGCGTCTTTGTCCGCTTTTGCGTGCCTGTTCTTGACGCACGCCACGTGCAGCTCCCCGGAGTCCGTCACCCCGCAGGTGACGATCAGCTCCGGGATGGCGGCAACCTTGCCGTGGATGTCTGAGCGCCGTGGACACGGCTTCTTCGTGCCCTGGCTGTCACTGGCGTGATGGACCAGCAGGACATGCGCCCCGGTCTCCCGGGCGAGGACCTTGGACTGGCGCATGAGATCGCGGAGCGAACCCCACTCGTCTCCGGTGTCATGCCCGACGTCGCTGACGATGTCGATGGCAATCTGGCCCGGCCACGTCCCATGGGATTCGGCGTAGGCGTACGCCGACAGCCAGACGTCGTCCAGGGACGGGTCGGGCTGAAACTCAAAGCGGACGAAGTCGAACTGCGCGAGCAGTTGCCTGGCCCTGTCGGGCTGGCTATAGGCCCAGGACTCCGTCTCGTCGGTGGGATGGCCACTGGCGATGGCCAGTAGGCGGGCAGAGACGGTCTCCTCGGATGAGTCCGTGCTGAACATGAGGGTCGGTATCTTCATGTTCGACACGGCGTTGAGGGCGATCATCGTTTTGAAGCTCGCGGGCAGGCCCGCGAGCATGCTGACACTGGACCTCCGGAAGCGAATGCCGCGACTGGCCCAGCTGGCGAAGGGCGCCGGGAGTGGCTCGGTGGCCACCCCCGCGCGCCCCACGCTACGAGACAGCGTCTGCACGCTGTCTCGCCTTCTTGCGCTGGTAGTCCCTGGCCCTCACGCGCCCGCAGGCGCGACAGTGCCGACTTCTGTTCGGTGCGATGTAGAGGTTGTCGCCCGCGTAGGGATGCCCTTGCGGGCAGTGCTCCCTGGGCTGCGACCCAGCCTCGCCCCGGCGGATGTTCTCCTGCTGCGTCACCGCCTCAAGGTGAGCCGGTGCCACGCAGTGGCGGTTGTTACAACCACGTGCCTTGACGTGATCGATCTCAAGACCCTCGGGTATCTCGCCGTAGGCGAGCTCGTACGAGAAGCGATGCGCAAGCACCATCAGGCCGTTGAGAAAGAACATGCCGTAGCCCTGCTTGCTCTTGCCCTTCAGCCACAACATGCAGCCCTGCTCGTTCGGCAGGGCGACCTTGGCGTAAAACCGGGCCTGGTCCCTTTCGAGACCAGGCCCTACCGGTCGTGCGCTCATGCAGGCAGGACGATGAAGCCCTGGTCATGGACCATCTGCGCCACGTCGGGCGCCACCCAGAAGGTGGACGCGCCACCCCAGGAGATCTTCCCCTTCAGGGCGGCCTGGTTGGCCTCGCGCCATGCCTTCCAGTGGTCGGACCCCGGTCCGCCGTTCTTGTCCGTCTTGAACCAGCCCGCAGGGCACTGCTTGGGCTGGGCTGGGGCCCTGCCCCCGGCCGGAGCCTGCGGGGCACCCCACGCCTGGGCTGCCGGCGGAGCCGGGGCGAACTGCTGGGCCGGAGCACCGACGAAGCCGGGGGCTCCCGGCACCGACACGTTGGGCCCGAAGGGCGGCGGCTGGTTCCCCTGGAACGCATGCGGTGCCGGAGCCTGGAAGCCCTGAGCGGGCGCCTGCGGCGCTGCCACGGGCGCCGTGGGCGCCGGGCCCCTGCCCTGCTCCGCGTGGGCCCTGAAAGCGGCCTGGGCGGCACCCATGGCGGCGTAGACGCCGTCAGCCTCCAGTGCGTCCATGGTGCCCAGCAGCTCCTGCGTGGAGCTGGCACGGATGACCAGGAAGGGCGCCTTGTCCGGGACCAGGGACAGGGTGAAGGCGTGGTTGTGGGGATTGACCGGGGTCTCCGGGTAGGAGGCGGTCTGCGGGGCCGCGGTGGCCTCCGCCCAGGCGGTGTCCTCGGGGAGGGCGGTGTCGATGGTCTCGGTCATGTTGCTCCTGTTCGGTATCACTTCGATGACGGTCGCGTCAGGGAAGACGTGCCTGAAGACGGCATGTGCCCTGGCCTCGCTGGCCCTGGTCATGCCGCCCTCGGCGGGTTGGACTTCTTGTGCACCAGGCACCAGCTGCCGGCCTTGACGCCGCAGCAGCACGTCGGGCCGTAGCCCGACATGGGCCCCCAGGTGGTGGGGGCCTCGCGGTGGACGGAGGCAAGGAAGCGCTCCAGGCGCTTCTCCTCCTTGCTGGCAGGCTTGACGGCGTCCCAGGCCGCACGCACGTTGGCGTAGGCGGGCACCAGCATGAAGCGGCCGGAGCCGCCCTGGGCAGTACCCGCCATGCCACCACCGACCGCTCTTGCGGCGCCCGGTGCACGGGTGCTGAAGGGGCCGAGTACGGCCACGGTGGGTTCACCGCCGGTCCACTGGTACTGGGCCACCACCGCGAGGCGGTGGGTCTGCGACCGGAGGTCGTCCAGGGCGGTGATGATCTCTTCGGCGATATCCTCGGGGGATTTATCCTGATTGTCGGGATCCGACAGGACCGCCGCAAGGGCGTTGATCTCCCGGATCAGTGCCATCAGTCCTCCTCGGCCTGCTCGTTGCGGATGCAACCGCGGTCGTGACCGCCGCAGCTCGGGTCCTCGCAGCACAGACCGCAGTCACAGTCGATGAGCATTGGCCCGCCCCCAGCCATCCGGCTTGGGCATGGCGGTCATGGACGACCAGTGCATGACCCGGTTGAACTGGCTCCGGGAAAGGCCAGAGGGCCCGGTTTCCCGGGCCCTCTCACTGACCTTGTTGAGCTTGCGATAGCTGCTGTGCCGGTAGCTCACGCGGACCGCTGACTGCGGTGGTCCAGGGCTTCCTTGCGCCAGGACCAGAGGGTCAGGGCCGCCAGGGCCATGTCGAGGGCGAACTGCCACCACCAGCGACCCATCCAGGCATCGCGGAAGCTCAGCAGTGCCAGCGCGCTGAGCCAGGCCGAGTAGAAGACCGCGGGATGGATGGCCGTGAGGATGGCGGCCAGCAGGGCCACGATCCCGATGACCGCGGCGATGATGAGGAGGATGGTCACTGCTTCACCCGGGTCTTCTCTGCACGGTCGGCGTAGCTGCACGTGCAGGATCGATTGACGCGGCACTGCTCGTGGGCGCGCTCTTGGCGGCGCCCCTTGCGCAGCTCGTAGACCGTGCCGCAGAGGCAGACGATCGTCACGGCGAGCATGGCGACGTCGAAGACGTGCAGGAAGCCGATGTAGCTCACTGCGGTCCGCCCGTCGTGTTGCGCTTCTTGTAGGCGGCAAGCTCCGCATCGGGGATCCGGAACTGCTTGCCGATCCGGATCGCTCCGAGCCTGCCGGCCTTGATCTCGCGGTGGACCGTCATGTTCGAGACGCGCAGCTCGGCTGCGACCTCCCGGACGGTCATGAGGAAGCTGTCATCCGCCGATGGCGGGGTGTTGCTGTCAGGCATGGGACTCCTTGTTGAGATGGGCGAGGAACTGCCCGCCGATGTAGCGGGCGTAGGCCGGCGGGATCGCTTCGCAGACGCCGCGAACGGTGGTGATCCATGGCGTGCCCATGGCCGTGGCAGCCGCACGCTGCCACGCCTTGGAGTGCCTGCCGCCAGTGATGGTCATGAACGGGCGCTCCGGCGTGGGCAGGTAGCCATTGCGGGAGCACAGGGCGGTGTGTGCCGGATGGGCTGGCGTAGCCAGTGGGAACGACGTCTCGAAGAGACGGTGTCGGTACATCAGCAGCCCGAACATCGGGCCGCACAGCATGGCCGGGTCCTTGAGCTCGGCCCTGGCCGCCTCCACGTTCTCCATCACGTGGGGCTTGCCGACCTTCAGCATCGCCTCACGGGTTGGACCGATCAGCTCCGGATACTCAAGCTTGTTGTAAGCGTTGAGCGGGCTCCATGCCTGGCACGGCGGGCTGCCGTGGATGAGGTCGAACTCGTGGCCGTGTTCCAGCAGGTACTCGATGGCGTCGCCCTTCACGAACGTGAAGGGGTACTCGGGCATCGCTTCGATATCGACCCCGACGACATCGAAGCCGGCGAGGTGGTATCCCATGGCCATGCCCCCGCGGTGGCAGTACAGGTCCAGGACCCGCATCAGAACGGCACCTTCGCCGCGGGGTCATAGATGTGGGCCAGGGGCCCGTTTTTGGCCGCACAGGCGGCGCTGACATCGCAGATGAAACACGCCTTGTCGTACCCGTCGGCGGGGAACTCCCCGCTCTGGATGCGGGCCCAGGCCTCGCCGTAGATGGCGCCTACGGCCTCCGGCGTGAACTCGGCCATCTCGTACGGCTTGCCCAGCGTGTTCTTCCGGTTCATGAACGGAACGCCGATGTCAGCCTTGACCCCGTACTTGACCTGGAGCAGGGCCGCATAGGTGCCGAACTGCTCGGCGTTCTTGGGCGGCTTCTTGCTGGTCTTCAGGTCCACGATGACCAGCTTCTTGAAGACCGGATCCCAGAAGACCCGGTCCAAGTACCCCTTGATCTCGACTTCACAGCCGGGCAATTTGCCGGATATGTCCAGCTCAATGGCCGGGAGGCCATCAGGCGTGGTCCAGATCTCGTACGGCGCCCGCCGGCGCCAGTCGATGTACCCCTGGACGTACTCGGGGCCCATCCTGTTCCAGGCCTCTACTGGCTCCGAGGCGCTGGAGCGCCAGTGGTACTCGTTCGGGTCCTTGGCGCGCAGCTCTTCGAGCTGGGCATGGAAGTGCATGTTCCAGGCCCTGCGGACGGTCTGCTCTTGCCAGTCCATCGGCTTGTTGCCGTTCAGCCCGAAGGACTCGGCGTCGAACTTCTCCGTCACCTCATGCACGGCGGAGCCGCCGGCCAGCCATAGGGCTGGCGTCTGCGGTGCTTTGGCGAGGTACTTGAGAAAATACGAGCGGGCGCACCGCCCCAAAGTTTCCCTGGCCGAATGGCTGATATGCGTGGGCAGCCGCAGCTCAGGCGGCTTCGGACTGCGACCCTTGAACGCCATCGGGCTCCTTCCGTACAGGCCTTCCGGCCCATGTCTGGACCTGGACCGTGACGGACCTGCGAAGGTCCACGTCCGTGGCCGGGACCCACTTGATCATGGGCGCCTTGTCGCCCTTCAGCTTCATGCGCATGAACTCGCCATCGGCCGTCTGCGCCACGTAGAAGGCGCTCCGGAGGGCAAGGGCGGTTCGCACCCAGCCGTCGTGTGCGGGCGGGTCCTCGGGCGGGAACGGCCGCGGCGTGCGGGCTACCGCCAGGGCAGGCTCAGGAACGGCCTGGGGGGCCGCTACGGGCTCTGCGGCCTTCACCTTGGCCCTTTCCTTGGCTGCCGCCCGCTGGCCGGCCTTGCGCATGTTGTGGCGTTCGTGCTGGTCCGTTCCGCCCCAGATGCCTAGCTTGTGCTGCATCATCTGGGCCGCGCAGGCGGCGAGGATCGGACAGGCCTTGCAGATCTTCTTGGCCTCGTTCCAGCGGAGCTGGACCTCCGGCCC